AAAAGGATGCTCAAAAGACGTTTTCATTAATATAAGTTGATTTTGTCCAACCTCTAAAAAGAACCTATCTGTTAAATCATCAACTATTCTCCAAATCTTTTGACCTTGCTTTGTTAGTTTAGGTTCAAACAACACCCATTCTAATTGCTGACCATCTGCTCTATAATTTCTTATTGCTTTACTAGCTTTGTACGTAGGCTTTAAATTAGTTTGTCCATGAATCTCTTCTGTTGAGTACTCCATGAATATAACTCCATTTGGGTCTGTATGATACAACTTCATCCAAAAGTCTTGAACATACTTCTCTACTGATTTTTGTCCTTTAAAGTTCGATATTCTACCTATAAACTGCTTTAACTGACTTTCTGTTAAATCAAAGTTCTTTGATCCACCAGTAGCACTAAATACATTATCAATAGGCTTTAATAGTCTACCAAATAAATCAGTAATATCTCTTGAATATTTCTTTCTAGCTTCTGCTTTATCTTTAGATTCTAGCTTCTCTATCCTATTTATAAGAAAGTCTGTGAATTTTTTCCCTTCAACTAATGCAAATAACTCATCAGACTGAACCCTAGCTGATTGTATCCAAGTAGGAATTTGTTGGTTTTCAATTATTATCTGCTTGGCTTGATCTTCAGTTAATAGCATTTGTTATAATATATTTTAACAAAAATAATAAAATTACCATATAATTTTAACTCTTCCGTTTTCATTATGGCTCATGTGTGCGTAACGACAATTATGAACAAGTAGCCCGTTAGCGAAATATTCATGATTATCTTCCACACTTATATCATAAACATTTTTTATTCCATTAGGTTTTGAATCTATTTTTACCACCACACACTTTAGAACAGCATTTTGCCCTGCTAAATCTGCTGCAGCTAAAATTTTTTTTACAGTAGCTGCATACTCTTGTCTCGTTATCGAGTTTATTTTTTCTTCTCCATTTTGACTTACAGGAGTTAGAGCAAAATCTTGATGTTGTTGTCTTCTTTGTGAACTCTTTATTACATTGATCGCATTCGTGCAAGCCGTATGTTTGTTTGCCAAACCCTTGTTTTTTCGCATGCTGCTTATGCCACTCGATACCCTCTTTGCTTTTGTGCCACTTCTTTGAAGCTTCAACTCCTTTTGTGTAAAAGTTCTTATGCCATTCAGGATTGTTTTTAATCCTATCTTTAATGTGTTTAGATAGGTGTTTATTGCAAGAAATTTCTTCAAGGTTTCCAATAGTGTTATTAAAGGAGTTACCATCTTTATGGTGTATGTTAAAGCCTTTTTTTCTATCTCCGTTGTGGTATTCCCAAACATCCCAATGCATCTTTCTATTTTGGTTTGAGTAATACCTTTGTTTTTCGTATAGCTTATACTTTTTTCCATTAAACATTTGGTAACATAAACCGTCACTCCCTTTTTTAATTTCGAAATCTCTATCCATCCTATTGTTGTTTTTACTTTATGCTCTTTTGTTGAACATAAATTTAAACAAAACGTATCGAACTGCAAACAATACTCAAATGTTTCTTTTGCACCATTGTCATGTGTGTGAGTTACCTTATTAAATCCTTTAGAAGTTAACACCCTGTCTCCTACTTTTATTTCAGTTATTTTTTTATCTCCTGTAATTGTTTTTACTAGTGTGTTCTCTGTAAAACAAGCATCCCAAAAGTGATTAAACTTATCAATAGGTTGATTAATAGCTTGTCCATTTATCTCTTTAAACCTATAATTCTCTTGCTCTTTCTTAGCTTCTCTGTATAAATGATTCTTAACAATATGAATCTTTTTATCTTTCATTGAGCCTATCCAGAACATTATACTCTTAGTTTTGCTTACTTTAGATATTAACCACCCAAGCTCATCTAAACTAGAAACCATCTCAACAGTACCTTTGTTTTCTCCTGTGTATTTATCAGAGCTATCTGCTGTTATTGGTACATTTTGCTTTATATCTATTGCTTCAAAGAATGAATTTATATCTTCCGGAGTGCCTATTGGTTGATAGCACAATAACTCTAAGTAAATATTATTACCTTCTTCAGCATATCTAACTAAAGCAGTAGGATCTACTGTAAAACCAAAATCAAGGCCAAAAGAGAAAGCTAAATCAGGAAACTCATCTATATACTCAACTCGGTCAAATATTAAACCTTTCATAGCTCCTCTTAATCCTAATCCGTAAACCTTCCATCTAAACTCATCAGCTGTAAACTGATCCATGTTTTTTTGGTTTACTGGAGGTTGATTTGTTTCTGATATAGGTTGACCTTTATACATTGCTTTATGATTTTCAATGTAATAAGTTCCACTTTCCCAAGGCTCATAACTTTCAATCTCTTTTATTATAGACTTTTCAAGGTGTTTGTTGTTGGTGTAGTTAGTTCTAGTAAAAAAAACATTGTCCTGACTTTCTAAATCAAAACACCAGTGCTCAGTAAATTTTGGGTTCCAATCAAGTATCATTAACTTTCTACACCTCATCTTTAAACCATCCACTTGAGATTTCTTCATCTCTAAAGATTCATTTAAAAACAAAATGTCACTAGGATAACCTTCTGAATTAGCCTCATCATCTAACCCTCTGAAATAAATATTGTTTCCAAATAATTTACAATAAGGCTTAGGTGAAGTAATAAAATAAGCTGTATTATCCCCAATCTCTTTAAAGCACTTCTGGAAGTCTTTTAATGTAAAGTCTCTACATTTGGTTAATGTGTCTCTTAAAACGTATATATCAAGTCCTGAGTTACGATTATGATCACATATAGCGTAAATTAAATGTATTGTATCCCAAGTTTTAGACGATCTTGAACCTCCTTCATTACAAATAATTACTTTCTCATCATTTTTGTAGTTCTCCTGGAACAGAGAAGCCATTTTAAAAAATAGAGGATTGGGATCAAAAGCCATTATAACTTCAAATCAACGTTTTTATCATTGTGATTTATGACAATTGTTTTATTTCCTTCTGTTTTTTGCTTATTGTCTTTGTCGTAAAAGCCTATATGCCTATTTATCTTCTCAATAGTCCAATCTTTACCATGAAGCTTAAGCTCTATGCCAAACTTAGTATTTTTAATTGATTCGATACATAGTAACTGATCTGGAGTAAGTTTATCGAAAGTCTTAAACTCAAGTTCTTTTACTTTATGTGTTTTAACTCCTTCTGTTGTTTTTTCTATTACTTCTTTTTCAACAAACTCTACATAATCAGCTATATTAGAATTAGAAAGAATCTTCAATTGCCTTAGAACATCATCAGCTGTTACTTCTACTTTTTCGGCTCTTTTATCCTTTAATTTAGTGATAAATTCTTGAATGTTAACTTTTGTTAATAACTGTGAAGCCTTGCTTCTAGCAGTTCTTTTTGAGTACCCAGCCTTTTCTGCTGATCTCTGTCCGTTGAAGTCAATTATATATTGTCTACAAAAAAATTCTTCTTTTTGACTTAGCTTTTTTACTTTACTGTTATCTACTTTCTTCTTAGCCATATTCAAAGATACTAATTATTAGATAAATGGTTTTGTGTTCCTTAATTGGAACTTATTTTAAAGTGGTAGTATAAATTCAGTACCTACCCATTTTGAATATTTATTAATATCAAGACCATATTTAAAAACTTTTCTTAATATGGCTTGTTTCCTTGCTTCTATTCTCCAATATTTAATACTGCTTTTATTCATTGGAACCTTTATTTGTTTAATAAATAATATTGTCGTTCTTGTTCCTTCATATCTAGAACAAAACTATCTAACGGGTCAAGTAATTTTTTTTGAACGTGTCCAACCTTACTTTTTACTTGAAAATATTTAGGCTCAACTACGCAAGTTCCTATAAATTCACCTCCCTCAATTGTTTCTCCTCTATAATATCGAAGTTGATTGTTTTTGATATAAATGTAGTAGTGTGTTTTGTGTATCATAAGGAACGCTTTAATCTTTCTTTAATTCCTCTTTTATTGCTTTTCCAAATCTTGTACCCATTAACGCTTTCAATAATGAATTACTAAGATTTACAACTATCATTTTATAAATTACCATTCCGATAACTACATTTAATATTATTTCTTGATTTATCATATCTGTATTTTTAATGAAGGTTTATTTTTTGGTTTTATTAAATTCACACCCTTTGCAATTTCCTTGTTCTAAATTTAAAGGGCAATTAATCCATGCTAATCCTTTTTCACAATCATTGCTGTAAAGTGATGTGTTAACTTTTTCTTGTTTCCTTTTTGGCTTTACTCCGATGAAAAGGAAAATTAATGCAAAAGGGATGCCAAATGTTAATCCGATTACTAAAGAATGTAATATTGAATCATCTTGTTTTCTTGATATTGCACCAAATAGAGAGACAAAGAATATTATTCCTGTTCCTTTCCAGTTTAATCTTTTTAAATAATCACTCATAACTATACTAACGATTAATCAAATTCAGTTGTACAAATTATCATCGGTGTATTTCCTAACATTTGCTCCCTTATAGATACAAAAAAGGGTTCTTGTGTCTCGTCATTATCAGGATAAATAAGAATGTCTTTCTTATCCCATTCTGACTCAGGAACACCTTCTATTTTGTCAATTTCAATACCTTGTTCGTATAATAAGGCTTCCTTTGCTTCTTCTTTTGTTTTACCTGAGTACATATACCAATCATCACTAGAATAAAATTTAAATACTTTCATAATTAAAATGATATTGAATTAATATATATTATCGCCTTGAATGTTAAGATTAATAACAACCCTGCTATACAACCAGCTAACACCCCTATTATTGCCGTCTTTAATGCTTCCATAGTGTTACTTTTATTAAGGTTTTCATAATTTTTTGTTTTAGTCGGCTAATCAACCGAACGTATTAATGTTTTTCAATTTTCTTATCACATCTAGATTAACGTGTAAAGGTTTTTTGTTTTTCTTTACATATCAACCGAACGTTTTAAATTTTTCCTATTTTACACAAACCACTGCCACAACTAACTTTTGTTTGATAATAACCTTTTTTAGTTATTACAAATTGATTTCCGCAATTTTTGCAAGGTTCTGAATATTGTTTAACTTCTTTATCAATTTCTTTATCCATTTCTTTATTGTTTTATTTGTTAATATGAAGGTTTAGTTTTTGGTTTTATTAAATTCACACCCTTTGCAATTTCCTTGTT